ACAAGAGCTTTTACAAGGTAAACACAGTTTTGAATCTTCAGGTGGACACACTTTTAAATTAGCACTATTTGATAGTGGTGCATCTTTAGGAGCAGCAACTACAGATTATTCTACATCAGAAGAAATTACAAATACATCAGGATCTGCATATTCTGCAGGTGGTGCAACTTTAACAAACTCTGGTGTATCTTTATCTTCAACAACTGCATTTACAGATTTTTCAGATGTAACTTATACATCTGCATCTTTCACTGCAAACGGTGCTATGATTTATAATACAACAACTGACGGTGGTTCAGGAACAACTGACGCTGTTGCTATTATAGCTTTTGGCGGTGACAAGACAGCAAGTAACGGAACGTTTAAAATAGAATTTCCAGCAGCAGACGCTAGTAACGCAATAATCAGATTAGCATAGGAGGCCGACCATGTCGGTAACTTCAGGATGGGGCCGATTAACCTGGAACCAGGCTAATTGGAACGAAGCTACAACTTTAAAAACAGGTTGGGGTGCACAAGCTTGGAATGGCGGAGGTGCTTGGGGACAGACATCTAACCAAGTAATTACCTTAACAGGTCAATCAATATCTACAAACATTGGCTCAGTAGATGTACCTGATCAAATAATTACACCTACAAGTTTTGAAATAACAGCTTCACAAGGTGAAGCTTTTGTTCCTGTAAATATAACAGGTGTATCTGCAACATTTTCTGTTGGATCGTTAACAGTAAATGATGTAACTCTTGGTTTAACGGGTCAGTCTTCAACTGCATCTGTTGGTGTATTAACACCAAATGATATGACCGTAGGTTTAACTGGTCAATCATTTACAGTTTCACAAGGTACAGCTTTTGCACCAAACGATACAGTTTTACCATCTGGTTTATCTATAACTTCAGCTCAAGGTACAGCTCAAGGTATATCTTCACAGGAAGCACAGTTAACAGGTCAATCAATAACATCTAGTTTAGGAACAGTTACAATACCAAATGATGTAGTATTTTTATCAGGTGTATCCGCATCATTTAGTTTAGGATCTATTGTTGGTTTAGGTGGTGCAGTAGCACAACCAACTGGTCAATCATCTACCGCAAGTGTTGGATCTTTAACTATAGAAGAAGGATTAGGATTAACAGGTCAATCATTTAGTGCTAGTGTAGGATCAATATCTTTAGCAGATATTCAAGTTGGATTAACAGGCCAGTCTGCTACATTTAACATAGGAACTGTCAATATCTTTGCATATGGAGATGTTGACACTGGTTCTAATACATCTTATAGTAACGTTTCGACAGGTTCGAATGATACATATTCGGATGTTGCAACTGGATCAAATACAAGTTATAGTGACGCTGCATAATAGGAGATAATTTATGGCATCAACATACACACCTTTAGGTGTTGAACTTCAAGCAACTGGTGAAAACGCTGGTACATGGGGTACAAAAACTAATACAAATTTACAACTCATAGAACAAATAACTGGTGGGTATATACAAAAATCAATAGCTGGTAGTGCTCAAACTACAGCTTTAGCTGTTAGTGATGGATCATTAAATGCAGAGCTTGCACACAGAATGATTGAGTTCACAGGATCTATTACTGGAAATCAAATTGTTACAATACCTCTAGATGTTCAAACCTTTTACATTTTAAAAAATTCAACTTCAGGTGCTTACACTGTACAATTTAAATATGCGTCAGGATCTGGTTCTACATTTACTTTT